GTACTTTCATATCGTTCATTAACTTCTGTGCACGTAAAGCCAAGTCTTGTCGTTGTATTTCAATTTGTTCTTGTGCTGTATCTTTTGTTTCACCAGCCATTATTCTAGATTTTTCTTCATCTAGTTTCATAACTTTGTCAGAAGCATTTGCCGCTAATAAAGCAATTTGATTTTCCATCTCTGGCGGAAGTTGTTGACCAGACATAATAACTTGTTGCATCTGTGGATCATTAATCATTTGTGCCATCTCTTGTTTATACTTCATAGCTAAGTGATCTTGTAAATGTGATGTTAATACTTGCTGTACACCCGGACTTTGATATGATGGATTTTGTAAAAACATTCCGTGTGCTACAATATGCGCATCATGGTTTTGTTCTTGTCTTGCTTGTAAAGGTGCCCCCTTTAAAGCTGCCATGTTTTCAGAAATAGGGTCAGCACTAAATGGTTGTTGCTGTTGTTTTAAATATCGCTGTGGTTCTTCCACGCCCATCGCTGAAAACAGTTCCATACCTATTTGCTCCATATTGTAAGCTGCTGGGTTCTGTTGAGCGATGGACATGATAGCATTTATTTTCGCAATCCTGTGTGCTTCTGTTGGCATGTTAGGATCGGATACAGGAATGACATCAATACTTTTTAAGTTGAAATCTTTCCTGAAGACTTGCTGTGCACCACCTGCTACTTCATAGGGATACAAGTCAGGAAGATACTCCGAGTCTAATCTCGTAAGTATACGCAGGTCTTTAGTTTGTGCCGCGTGTAAACGCTTGTGCACAGCGTTGAACAGTTTTGAAGACTGTTCAAGCAGAGCCATAGTCGTACCGACTGGCCCATAGTTTGACGCATTCTCAACTATATTATCTGTAGAATCAGCAAATTGCTGTGCTAGTTTCGAAGCGTAATCCATTAAATTAAATAAAGTAGATGATGGTTCTTTGAACGGAAGTATCTGTAAAGACTTTCCTAAATCACCCGCTGGAGCATTTACTTCTCTAAACTCACCCGGTGCTATTGGCTCATCGGGTGCAAGGACACGAAGACCGTGCGCCTTGAAACCACCCGGTAAGTTAGCAAAGGTACCAGCATCAATTAATTGACGCATGGAGGATGTAGCTGTTTTAGTTAATCCACCAATTAAATGAATATAACCATAACCATAAAAACCTAAACCCGGAATCATTGTGTAATGAGTAAAGTACATTTTCTTTTTACGAAGAGCATCATCTTGATCATAGTTTCTTCTAATAGAAAGAATAATACCTTCACTTGTCATGTGTACAATGTACGGTAGTTTAATTCCATTTGGATCTTCAAAACCCGGTAGATCAATGTTCGTATGAATTTCTAAACAATCAATGTATTCATCATTGGCGCCCGGTTGTGAACGTCCTGTAATCTCATCTTCTAATTCTTTTGCACCACTTTGTTCAATACTGTAATCTGGATCTACTTCAACGTCTTTGAAAATTCCAGCCAGTTGCATTTTCTTTATTTCATTTTTTGATAATAAATATTTATGCGTATAACGTTCTGCTGTTTCTAAATCTGATGCATAGTAATCAATATAAAAATCTTGTGCTTTAATAAATTCTGTTACGGGTCTTTGTAATGTTGGATTCCAATATGTTTTCTTAAATGCTGTTCCGTATAAAGCAACATGAAATAAAAGTTTATCTAACTCTGGCCCGTACTCTGCCATTTGCATTTGTGTTTGCCAATTTAAAAACTGACGAACACGATTTGCTTGTTCCATTTTAGCTTGAGTCTGTACGCCCATAATTCTTGTACGCACTGGCCCTTCTGTTGGAAATAATTCTTTGTATGCTTTTGCTTGAAACTTAACGACAGATTGTGCGAGAACTGGATGAGTAACACCTGATGCACCCGGGAAAGCTCCTGCCCCCTCTTCGTATTTTAAACCTAAAAGATTAACACCTTCTTCTGCAATCTCATCATATTCTTCTCTAGACTCTTTATCTTTTTCATAACCTTCTAATAAATCTGCTGAAACTTTATCGATATCTTCTTCTGGCATAGAGTCAGCTAAGTTGGCATCAAATGGGCCAAACATTTGCATAGGTTCTTCATCCATCAAACCCATAGCTTCCGCCGCTTCTAGTTCTTGTTGATCTGTAATGGTAATCTCAGCGCCACCATCTGGTGTAACTGTAACTTCTTCTGTATCGTCTGTTGGTAACGGTGCGCTTATAACGTCATCGTCTTCCAGTTGTATTCTTTTTTCTATAGCCATGTATCCCCTTTAGTAGTATTTTCTACCATCTCTATTATAAATCTGTTGTTCCCTTTTGTCAAGCCATGTATCACCTCCATGAACAACATATCCACCATTTCGCATCCAAATTAATGCTTGTGTTAGTGTATCCATATAATCATCATGCATTCCTGCAGGAAAAGCTCTTGATTCATCTATAACTTCCATCGCCCAATCCTTACGGAAGGGGGCAAATATACGTCTATTATGAAACAATGATGTAATTGAATACGCTCTTGCCACTTTATCTCTGTCTGGTTGGAACTCAAAGATAGGCAAACCTGTTAAACGTAAGTCTTGTATCAACGATTGACCTGATGCTTTCTTTTCTATTAAGATTGAGTCAGGATCATGTTCATTATATTTTTTAACAGCCTTTTCTCGTAGGGTTGGGTAGTCCCATCTACCTTTTTCTGCCCCTAATAAGATCAGATTAGGCATATCTAGTCCTTTTGTAAAGACACCCCACGTTGTAACTGCAGAATAGTCAGCAGATGTACGTGTAGAGAACGCTGTATCCCATGATTGTATAACATATTCGCAGTCAGGTGGCTCGGGATGCTCCCAATTTTGCCACCAATCTAGTTTAATGATGTTTCCTTCTTCCGCAGACGGCGCTTGTCCGTACAATGCGTCAAATTTAAAGGGTGGTGTGTTATTTTTGGTACGAATTATCTCCTCTGTTGACCAATGAAACCCATCTTTCGTGTCTGCTTCTGGCCAAAAGGACTCACCAAGCTGTAAATTGGTATAATTTTGGGACAAATATCCTTGTTCTATTAGTTTTTCCCGTGCTTCTTCTAGTTGTTCTAAAGAATCTGTGTTATTTAGGGCAGGAATACGTACTACTTCCCACTTATCTGACATTGGAGATGTATCTTCTAGTTCTAAAAGGTGTCCTGCCAAGTCTCTTTCGTGCCATCTTGTCATAACAAGTACAATTTTACCACCCGGCATGAGTCTTGTACGTAAACCAGAAGCATACCATTCGTTCAATGCTTCTCTTCTAGCTTTAGAAAACGCATCTTGCTCTGATATAGGGTCATCAATGATAGCCAAGTGTGCACCAAAACCTGCAATACCAGATCCTGAACCAGCTGCTAAGAAAGATCCTGCATCTTTTCCTTTATGTTGCAAGCTACAACTGTTTGCTGACCTCTTATCTTTACGAATATTTATTTGTGGAAAGATAGATTTATACTGAGGCGTATTAACAATATCACGAATAGCGCGGCCGAACCTTGTTGCTAAGTCATCACTGTGTGATACCGCAATCTCTTGCCAGTATGGATTCTTACCCAGCGCCCATGCAGGGAAATAGGTAGATGTAATTAAAGATTTACTAGAACGCGGGGCAACGAATACCATCAAGCGATCTGATTCGCCGTTGGCTATCTTCATGAGTTGATCACATAGCAATCGATGATGCGGCCCAACACTAAAGGCTGGGTTCATAATCATGACGAAAGCTAAGAGATCTTCTCTTGCCTGTTGAACGGCCACCCGGGTGGCGGCGTTTCTATCCTCTGTTGTTAATGACATACACTTCGTCTCCCCAGATTACCAGTTGCGTGAAAGCGTCTTGCGGTGGATTCTCTGGATCATATATGTCTAGATTTGGATGTAGTACCATGTTGACGTCTCCTGTTACGTTTATTGTTGGCATTAAAATTTTTTACTATAACCGATGTATATCTTATCTTTTCCTATGTCGACCGACAAACTTTTGGGTATAGATTTTTTTATTTTCTTATAACCCGGCACCTTTGATAAAGTCTTGTCGGCTTTCTTTACGACTAGCTTTTTTAAATTAGATATCGGATTACTTGTTTTATCGTTTGTTGTAAAGTTAGACATTATCTACCTCTGCTGCCCCCTACCTTCTCGGATTGCATTTTCTGACGAAGTTTGTTTTTTGTTTTACCTTCTTCGCCTCTATCAAACTTACCTTCACGTTCTTGTTTCTTTACATCGTTAAGAAGTTTATTGAATTTAAAACCATCGGCTTTCATTCTTTTCTTAAGTTGATTTATTTGAAATTGATATTTATTTAAACCATCCCCAACTTTTGATGCAACAAGACGTTCTTTGTTTTTTAATAATGTTTTTAA